CAATCTTCTTGCTTTATCATCAGACCATTCACCAGTTACATTTGGATTGGTCGATGTTTCCATTGCTCCGTCCCAAACATATGCGGCTGAAAGTTCTACATTGTCTAGACCATCAAAAACTTCAAGATGATATTCATAAGGTTTTTCTTCGTCCCATGCATACATGCCTAATCTTACCCATGAAAACATATGCCATGTCTTTATCTTTTTAAGTAAAGAACCATTTGTGCATATACCAATCTTCATACCTTTGTTGTAAGCGTACTCCACTACTTCATCTAATTTTGGATGAAGAGTCGGTTCGCCTCCACCAGTAAACTCTAGTCCTTCTGCACCAAGAGCGTGAAATTGGTCAATTGCAGACTTCATCTGGTCAACTGTAAGCATTTCTTTCATTGCTCTATTAGCAAAACAACAGAATGAACATGTGAGATTGCAAGGATTACATGGTGACATATGAATCATTATTGGTCTTGGTTTCTTACCTTGTTGTAAGTCAACCAATCTGTCCATATGTTTTAGTAGTTTGCTTGTATTACTAGAATAACTTCGACCTTTAATCTGAGCATCATTGTTTGATTTTTTCTTTATGAATTTTATTGGCTCAGTCAAGTCAATCAGTCCTTAATTCATCAGATTCTCTAAGTGTAACTTCGTGTAATTTATATTCTGGTTCAAAACTCTTTATGTCTTCATCATAAACATCTTTCATAAATTTAGGATAAATCTCAGTGAATATTTTGTCCATTTCAGCATTTGCTTCTGATACATCATACGAAGTGTGTTTGCCTGGATGGAACATTGAAGCAGCATGTATTACGCCACACTTTTCTTTGGTAATTGCAGATAATATCCAATCAAATCCATATCCACTTTTGACATCATGATATTCCATAAATTTTATTAATTTAGGTATCAATGATGAATGAATAAACACTCCCATGCCTTCATTAAAATTAGTTAAACTATATTTCATTGAAGTATCTTGATGAAGTATATTGTGACTACACTCTGAACCATACATTGTAGATAGCTGAAATATTTTAATATTTTCTTGTTTAGCAATCTCTAGGCCACGATTCACATTTTTAATATCAGTAACTAAGTCATCGTCCCAAAGACCAATATATTCATAGTCACGATAATCATAAGTCTCAAGAAAATGTTTTACCATTTCCCACTTTTGTCCTGTGTCTTTTTGGATTATATCATAACTATCATCTTCAACTGGACAATCATTATAACTATAAGCTACAACTGAATAGTCTCTTTCTTCCCCTTTTGTAGAACGCCAATGATTATCTTTATCATAATTCTCATGATAGTTTAGTGGTATTCCTACTGGAACAAAAATTACATTCTTAGAATTTATGAATGTTTCTGCACCTGGTTTAGGCTGTTTCATCTTGTTCATTTTGTTTAGTAACCCAATTTTCGTTTAATTTCTTTATGTCTTCTGCATTATCTGAGTAATATTTCTCGATATTTTCTTTCCATCCTGGTACTCTATCATATTGATGTACCAATGCAAAAGGTTTTCCCTCTGAAGTACAAACCATTCCATCTTTCATAATAGGAGATTTTTCAAGAAGTTTATCGCCATATTCTTTTGCTATTTGTGGCCCTGTTGTGCCTAATTGTGCAGCCCAACCATCTTCACTATTTGCAAAATTTGTAATGTCTCTGTATGTCTTCATTTGTAATAATACATTCAACGCAGCTTGGTCTGGACCTCCACCGCCTTCTATATTATGATTAGTACTATTTGATAACATGTATATATTCAAAAACAAATCAACCATAGTATCAAATTTACCAGAGATTGTACCTGCATTGTATATAGGATTATTAACACATTCTTCATGTACTAGTGGACCAAAAGATTTCATTAGATTATTTGTTCCCCACTCTTCATCTTTATATGCAATAGATTCACAAGCAACATTGATTTCTTTATCACCAAGGTTCTCATCTAACCAAATTGATGGATTAGTTTGAAAGATAACATCTTTAACATCAGTTGTGATGATTCGATTATATTGACCTTTCATTCGTTTGAGTAAATACCATAGATGTAAGAATCGTTCTACTACAATTTGAAAGTCTTCTTTGGGGTATTTGAATGTTCGTTTTTCTTCGTCTTTGCCAAATGCGAGAATTGAATAATCTCTTTTGACTAATTCATCAACTGTTTCATAATCTATGTTGTAGCAAATCATAGCTTTTGTTCCAGTAAAACCAGAACGGTCTAAAGAATTGACCCAAGGTTTGATTTTCTCAAAATCATATCCTGTAATACAACCAATCACCATGTCTTTCATATAAATTTCCTTATATAATAAATGTTAAAACTTCATTTTTACAGACTGCCAAATCCTTCTGGATTATGACCTGAACCAGCATCTTGCACGGTTCGTCCATCTTTACCTCTGTTTACACCTTTTGCTATCTTCTTCCAAGTTTTAAAACTTCCTTTAGAAGTAGTTGCACCGACACTTAATGGTCCAGAGTAAGGTGTATCTCTCTTGTATTTATTCACTAACTCCGTAGTACCTATTTCGCCAGCGCCATACTCTTCTTTAATTGTTCTTACAGAACCATTTTTATTAGCCAAGAAAGCTTCAAACTTAATCTCTGGAAATATTCTTTGTAATTTTAAGAATTCACTTAGATTAGCTGAACTATCATCAAACAATCTTACACGACTAAACTGACCAGTCTTTAAGTAATTATGTATGATAATTGCTTTTGCTCTAGGTGTTGGTGTATCTGTTATTTTTCCAGCTCTCTCAACTCTGACTTTATCAATATCAAAACCATGTTTTCTAAAAGTATCTAGAAATACTTTTTTGTTATTCATATCTTGTCTTGCTGTGACAACAATAACTTTACTCTTTTTTGTAGCTAAGGCGTTTTTAAGAATAATCTTTGCCTTTGCCATCATTCTTTTAATTGGTCTAGATTCTTTATTAAACTTTTCTGCATCTTGCATCTCAGAAAAATCAAATGATTCGCCTGGTTTTAATCTGTATTTAGAATAGCCACCAGTCTCTAATCTTTTTACCAACTTCTTACCTTTTCGTACTACAACTCTTGCAGTAGTTTTGAATAGGGTATCATCTATATCAAATATAGTCAACCCACCCAAAGTATCAGTTTTTTCTGACATGAAGTTTGTTGTTAGGAAAGAGTCAAATTTTAACAACAAACTATCCTCTTGTCAATGTAAGTATTTTTTGAATTTGTTGTTCAACAGATTCTTTTCTTTTTGGCCAATAGATGTATTCTTTATCGGCAGTTTTAAGTAGTTTGCTAAAGAATGGTAATACTAATTTCTCTAGGTCTGCTAACTTCTCTTCATATTCCTCGACTGTTGAATTCTTTTCTCTTTGTGATTGTGTAGCTACATCTTCAATTACTTTTTTGTAATCTTTTTCAGATACAGTATCAAACACTGAACTGAAGCCGAAATCATCGTCTCCATATTCTGCTATAATTTTATTAATATCATATGCCATGTTTATTTACTCCAAGCCTTTGCGGCATTAAAATTTGATTGACTGAATTCTAATCTATCAACCAACTTAACAGCGTTACCTTTTAAATGGTCAACTGCAACAAAACCCTCTGGTGCAGTTATTCTATAACCAGAATCTGTTTTAATAAATGTTCTTGCTACTTGGTCTACTGATTGAAGTTTATTAATTATCATCAGTTTAGCCTCAGTCACACCATTTTGTATATCAAATATTCTTTTTAATTCACCTGCATAATTACGGAAGAATCGCATCACTTCAGATTTCTCTAGTTGGCGATTTCTTTTTGTTTCTGCTCTCTTGGCAGCCAATATATTATCATTCATTTGTTTCTCAACACTTAGAATGAGTTGTCTAGTATGTTGCATTGTATCTCTAATTGTTTCGCCTTCTCTAACTTTTTTATTATTAAATACTTTAATGTATTGTCTAATTACTGAATTATCTTTAATTCTATTCATTACTGATGGACTTGCCTGTCTGAATAATTGACCAACATCAGATAATATTCTAGTGATTGCTTTGGTCTCTTGTAATGTAAATGTAGCTGTACCAGATGTGTCAATAAAGTCTGCATCACGGAACCAAACATCTTTAGTTGTAGTTAAGTTTTTAATATCAATATTAAAACTCGCTTTCATTTGTTCCATTGTTTGACCAGCATATGAAGTGTGAAATACAATTCCTACATGAGCAGCTTTCATACTCTTTGATAATCTTGAATCAGCTGGCACTGCATATGTAATTGTATTTGGTGCAAATGTACTATATCTTTCACCATCAATTGTTTCAGTTCTTATATCACCTTTAGTGAACATCATATCACCTTGTAAGATGCCTTTGATACCAAGTTTTGGTAAATATCTTAATGATGTTTTTAGTTTTCTATTAAGACCTTCAGCAGGATGATTTTTATCTATATCTGCATTTGTATAATTTAGTTTAGCGTTCTTTGTAAAGACACTCTTTGTTCCAACAAAAAACTTTTTGTTCTCTGGATTAATACCAACAAATATTGCAGGAGCACCGTCCCACTTTGTAGTGACATTAACTTTTGATGTAGAACTGCCAGCTAACATATCTCTTAATGATTGTAAGAAGTTAATAGCTTCACGAGTACCTGCTACACCGTTATCTAATACGATGTCTTCAAGATGTTCAAGATGTAAATTCTTACCTGAACTAGCCTCAGTAAGAACTTCTAATTGATTTATTTTGTCTTTAAATTTATACATTTATACTCTTTATTGTTCCATTATAACACAAATTTGCTTATTAGTCAAGCGTTTGCTTCTATTTATCTCATCTAATTTAGAAGATTTTTATAAAAGGTCCGTTAGTGTCTGAAAATTCTTTCTTTGCACCATAATATAAACAACTCATCCATTCTTCAAATTTGTGTTTTCGGTCTATTTCTCGATATATATTAATCCATTCTAATGTCACTAATTTTGAAGTTAATCTACCTAATACATTTGGTTCTTTTTTATTTACCATTGCTCGTTGTATCAATAGTGATAATTTAATTTTATTAGAACCAAAATTAACTAAACTATTTTGTATAGAACTTCCTCTTAAGCTAACATGTAAGTTGTCCCAATATTCTAATTGTTTCTTGTCAAAATCTCCAGAAACACTTATCATTGGATGTTGAGTTGGTGATAAAGGTCTACTGAGTCCAAGTGGTTTTAAGAAAGTATCCATAGCATCAGTTGAAGACTTACCTAATTTAGCACCAGCTTGTCTACCCTTTGGTGTCAAATCAGTTTGAACTACTGTATTAGGAATACTATATCTAAAACTTCTTGCTTGTACATGAATTTCATTTGTTGGTCCATCGACACAAATGTCCATAGCTAATTCACCAGTTTTAAATAATCCATCGTCATCCATATCTAAATTACATCTCAAACTATTGTTCTTCATGAAGAATTGAGCGCCTACTGATTTCTTTACATTAGATTCTTCTACTATAGCCGCATTGACTCCTTTTTTTATTTCCTTTAGAGATACACCTAATAATGATTTATTACCTAATAAAAGTTTCATATATGTATTTAATTTTATTAGTCTTGCTTTTGTATCAATATTTTCTTTTGATATTTCAAGCATCTCTTTTCTAATTGCTGATTCTTTTGCTCTTTTTACTATTACAATATCCATAGGATTCCATCTATCTTTTATTGAAACTCCCATTTCTTTGGATGCTAATTTTTCTATAAAGTGCATCATGCCACCATCTCTACTATAGTTATATGCTTTTTGACCCTTTAAATATTTTTTTAATGCTTCAGCTTGTAACACGAAAGTTGAATACCATTTTTCAGGCATATCAGGATATACTTTTTCTTTGATTTGGGTTGAAGTAGGAATCTTATTTTTTTCAATTAAAGATTCAAAAACCATAAGTGACCCATTTTCTTGCTTTTTAGTTTCTATAGCACTACTGGCCATAATAATTATCCTTAATGTATTAGTCTATTTATGCCATAGCGTAACACACTTATCTGATAATGTCAATCTCTTTTTCGCCTGTCCACACTTCCATATCATTTCTTAATCTATTATCTGCTTTTAGATTATCATATCTATTAGATGCTTTCTTTTTCCACCATTCAATGATATTTTCTAGATTATGTTTTTCATAATTTTCTTTATCTTTGATTATCTTATCAGTTTTGCCTGTAACAATATCTACAAAGTTTTTGATACCATAATTTGAGACATAGTATCTTTTCTTCTCAGTCAAATTCAAGGCGTTCTTAATAGTATTCTCGAAGCCTTCATATTCTGATGTGCCTTTGAGTGCAACTTTTGTTAATGACATTATCTTATTAGATATTTTTAACTTACGAGAAGTAGCATCAGCTGGCACTAGAGGTCCGCCAATAGCATCTTCAACATATCTCTTTAAGTCTTCGTATATTGGTCCATGCATCATAGGAAGAAAAGCAGAATCAGTTAGACCTTTGAATCTTATTAATGGTTTCATACCATCATATTGTGAGGACGCCTTGGAACTGCCATATAGACTTGTTGTCTCAAACATACAGGTGTTCATTTTATATTTGGCATTAAGCCTTTCACGAACCCAATGTGAACAACATATGGCGGCCAATAATTTACCACCAAGATAATTAAAACCAAATGGTTGCGATGGCACAATCACAAAACCCATCATTGTGGTTTTATTAAATGCTGAAGCTCCTTCTGCAGTTTGCGAGAAGACCGTCTCCAACATTTGGTTTCTTGGTTTCATATTAATTAC